TCCAAAATTAAAAGGTACGGATAAAGATCCCTTAGCAAATTGATTAGCTGGTCTAACCCTAAAAAATAAATTATCATTGTGATCAATATTATTAATTCTATATCTAAATTGTGAACCAGTTGGAAATGTACCTGTTGTGGTAAAAATATTAGCTATAGGAGTATATTCACCATTTTCAGTAGTGCTTGATACTAATTCAAATCTTTCAACAATACCTGTTGGAACTGTCCATTCTAAGTCTATAAAAGGAGATGTACCATTAGCTTTAAATTCAGGACTAGACATATCTATAATATTACCAAATAATCGTGGATTAGGTAAATCACTATTATTAGCATCCGTATTTAAATTAATTAATAAATCAGTATAATCATTTTCATCATATTCCCTAGCTACTATTTCATATCCTGATATACCACCATTAATTTCGCATTCACTTAATGATACAATTCTAAATTCTTTATCAGTATAACTTGAATTAGTTATAGAAATAATATCATTAATTTGTAAAGATAATGCTCTTAAATCTGTTTTAAATGAAACTGTTAAATTATTTCGAGAGTTATTTAATAGTATAGTAGATAATCTTTTTGCTTCTACATTATTATTTATAAATTTTGCCCTAATATTTTTAACTAATAAAACTTCCTCTAATTCCCTTTCAGATATTTCAACATATTCTTGATCATCTTGATATAAATTAGCCTTTGAATTAAATGATGTTTCGATTGAGTTATAACTATTTTCAAAACCTTCATTAGATGTTGTAATTGGTCCATATATATTCCCGTAATAATTTCCACTATTTTTATTATTACTAAATGACATTTTAGATGTTCCTGTTGTATTAGGCATTAATTGAAATTTACCTAATGAATATCCAAATGTACTTTGAGAACAAGATGTAAAATCTGTTATAATAATATCTCTGTTATTATTAGTATTAACTAATCCATTGCAAGTATATCTTTTTGCTGTTGGATTAGGGCTTACTCCATCTTGAGTATAGGGTAACAATGTATCACAAAATACTTTAGATTCATAAAATGATTTTAAATCTATTTTATCAGGTGATGTAATTTCACCTGGACCATAAATAGGACTTGTTAAATAATCATAAAAACATTCTGCAGGATTATTTGAATATATTTTATTAGTTGAAGTTAAATAATTACCTGAATCATCAACTGAAATAGTTTTAACTAATTTACCTTTTACTTCTGCTGCTAATTTACTAGACAAACCAGTAATACCCTCATCTCTATTATAATCTAATTCTACATACATATATGCTAAATCAGGCATATTTCTATTTATGGCATTATTATTCCATTCACTATCAAATTCTTCCATTTGAATACATCTTCCACCATTTTTATATTTTTTAATTTTTAAATTTCCATTTAAAAAATCGTCTGTATTCCCCTGTCTATCTACAGCATTTTGAACAATTCCTTCGCTATTTAACTCTAATTTATAATTGTCCCACCATACGTGACTAATTTCTTCAATTGCTCCTTCACACAATAAAACAATAAATGCCATTTTTTGATTATCATTTGAAATAGCTGCATGCCAAATTGATCCAAATAGTTTACCTTCTCCGTAAAAAACAGGTATTTTATTTGAGGTTTGTGTAGGAATTCTTTGTTTAATTCCCGGATCGCTAGCTGTAGCTACAGGACTTTGTGATGGAACATCAGGCTGCATACTTTTACTTAATATAAATGATGCTGCAGTACTTAATGCAAATCTAGTTATTATTCCAGTTAAACCGGGTGCGGTTACTGCTGCAATGATGGGTGCTGCTACGGCCATTAGTTATTCTCCTTTGTTAGTATATAGCTTGTTTCTATTTTTTTTAATTTTAATTTTGTGTAATTGATATTGGTTTCTTTTATTTCTTTAAAAACAATATCATAAGAATTTCCAAATTGTTTTTTAAGTAATTTAAACATTCTTATAAACGCACTTGATCCTCTCTTGTTAGGTCTTACCCATGCCATCAATATTTGTAATTGTTGTTCATGAACTAAATAATTTGGCATTATAACACCAAATAATACTCCAATAATTTGACCATTTTCTTCAGCAATTATAGCTGATTTATCCTTAACAGCTGCTTTACATAAATCTATATAATAATCTGCTGGATATAATTTTTTATCATTTAAAAATTTAATTTCTTTTAAATATGCTTGCATTAAAGCAGCACCTTGCTGCACGTCATTCTCTTTACCAATTCTAATATTCATTTTTATTTTTCTCCTCCAAAATTTGGATTAAAATCCACCATACTAGATATAAAACTAGCTGATAAATCCGATGGATTAAATTTTTGTATTGATGCGTTGGATGTAAATCTTCCATTTTTACCACTCATTAATGCTCCTATAATAGATTTACATTCTACAGAAATTATTCCAGAACTATTATCTTCACTGTGATCATAACTTGATAGTAACCCACTCCATTTATGATAAACATTTTCTTCAATTTCGTTAGTTTGAGTATTAAAAAAACATTGGGAAATATTAACCTCTCCCCCAATAATTTTGGTTTGAGATAATATAGATAATAAAGTTATGGGTACAGCGCTTAATTCTATATTTATAGAAGTACTTTGAGCTTCTTGAGTTTCTTCAACTGCAGAAAGTCTTAATAAACCGGCCCCAGCTATATATTCAATATTATCACTTGTTATATTTTTATAACAATTTGTTAAATATAAATTTAAATTACCAATATTATTATCAATTTCAAAATTATTACCAGATGTAAAATTAGAAGTAACAATATAATGATTGTTTAATATATAAAATTTATCACCAATTACATAATTATGATTAGGTATCCAATTATTTTCAGCTCTATCTATAATTAATGAAATAAGTTGAATAGGATATGTTCCTATTTGCTTACTAGCTTCAGCTAATGTTATTGAATCTATTTCTCTCATTATAAACTTTCTGTTAATGTTATACTATCTATAAGGTATAAATTTTCATTATTATTTTTAGGAACTGATGTATAACTTGGGTTTTGTGATAATTTTGTTTTAAATGTAACATTTGAACCTGTATAAATTTCATCAGTTGATAATATGTCCTTAACAACTCCTTGAGTTAAAGTAAATGTTAAAAATCCTGATTGATCAACAAAAGAATCCTGTTTAACTTGATATACTTTACCTTTATTAGCGGTTGTACCAAATTGAATAAAATCACCAGCCCTAACATTACTGTTTGAACCACAATTAGCTATTGTGACAGTAGATCCCTGAGTTGGATGATCTCCAGTAAAAACAAATTGTAAGGCTATGGGAGTAGGTTCATCTGTATTATCTATATAATTTAATGCCCTTAATTCATCATGGGTATAACCAGCAGGAATATTTGGAGCATCCATAAGCCACCACTGACCTCCATAAGACCATACATCATCAACATTATATGCCCTAGTTATATCATAGGGTCCTGCACCAGGTGCAACTTCTATTAAGCCCCTAAATGGAGTTAATTTAGCTTTTTCAGGTATTGAAATATAATAAAACGAAACACCATTATCAATTGATAAAATTTCACCTTGAAAATCTAAAAAATCGTTATAACTCATTAATGGAAAATCACAATCTATAGTATAAGTTATAGCTCCTGTTAATTCCGACCTAATAAAACCAGCCTCTGATTCTGATATTCTTTCCCTAATATTTTTACTTAAGGTTATTTTATTTGATAAATTTAAAATTGTACTCATAATTATGTATTCCTTGTTCTTAATCTAGTAGTATTTCTATTAAACTTTCTATTAGCTCCACCAACTTCTTTAGAGCTTGATGAAATAACAGCTTTAATTTGTTCAATAGATCTTTGATCAACATTACCACTTATATTAATATTATTAACTGTTGTGTTTCCACCTGTTTTACCCACTTTATCTCTTGGTATAACAACTTCTCCAGGAGTTAGCATAGCAGGAACTTTATCTGTATATGGTGCACTTCCAGGTACTATTCCACCTTTATTAAATCCAAATATTTTACCAATTGAACCAATAATGTTTCCTCCACCACCTGATCCACCACCTGTAATAGCTTGAATAGCTTTTGCAGCCAGTGCCTTAGTTTCCATTCTAATTATTTGCTGTATAAAATCATTTGCTAAACTTTTAAAGTTAAGTTTACCAGTTTGAACAAAATTAGCAATAGCATCTGTCATATTATCAAATACATTTTTACCAAACTTTTCATAATTAGCAGTAACATCTAATGCTTCTTTCATAGATGATTTTACACCTTTCATAAATGATCTTGAAACTTCATGAGCAGAGTCTAAATAAGCACCTAATGATTCAGCAGCTTTTATTCCATATTGTTCTTTTGTATTTAAAGCTTTTTCATCAGCAGCTTTTATTTTATTTGCAGACTTAACAGCCTCAGCAGCTATTTTTTTATCAGCAATAACTTGTAATTCTTTTATATTTAAAATACCTTCATGAACACCCTTTTGATAGTCCAATAAAGTATTGTTTTCTTCATTAGCTTTATTTTGTTTTAAGCTAACTTCATAAATTAGATCTTGCCAATAAGCTATATCTTCTCCATTTTTAGCTATAGCACCATCAATATCTATATTTACTTTAGGAATTTTATTTAAAAATCTAACAAAATTTAAAACCTTATTATGAATTTTATTTATACCTACAGCTAATTTAGAAAATGCTTTTAAAACTGTATTAGTTATAGCATTACCAAATGCAATCCAAGCAACAACACCTATTTGAACAACTGTTATTAATGCGCCAATAGGGTTAGCTCTTGTAACAACATTAAATATACCCATTGAGGTTGTAGCAGTTCTAATTCCTGCAACTAATGCAGTAACAGCAAATCCCATATTAATAAACATTGAAGTTAATTTTAAACCAATCATAGTTTTAAATGCTATTAATAATAGGTCCATATTATCAGCTAATGTTTTTATAAATTTACCAATATTTTCAAATGCCTTAGCCAGTTTTTTACCAACTGTATTAGCTAAAAGTTTTAATTGTGTATCGTTATCTTTAAAATTACCTACTAGGTCTTTAACCTGTTTAGTTAATCCCTCAAATAAAGGTTTTGATGCTGCTTGTCTAAATCTAAAATAAGCATCCTCTACAAATGAAACCTGTGCTTCTAAAGTAGTTTCAAAATCTTTAGTTGCTTTAGAAAATTGACCACCATTAGCAAATACTTCAAAAAATCTATCCTTAGTTTCTTGAACTGATACAGTAACACCAGATTCAAAACCTAACATAGCTCTAACACCTCTTTCTCTGAATACATCAGCGGCAGCAATACCACCAGCAAATGATCTTTGAATTTGTTCAGCAGTTTGTCTGAAATCTAATCCTGTAGCAGCAGCAACGTTACCTGTTACTTCTAATATTTTTGCTAATTGATCAGCATCTTTAGATATAACAGCTAGGTTACCAGCTCCGGCAGCAATTGCCTCTAATGAGAAAGGTACTTTACCAGCAAATTTGTTCATTGCTTCAAATGCCTTAGCACCTTCTTTTGTACTATTAAATAGTAGTTTAAATCTTACTTCTAGTGATTGTACTAGTTTACCTGCAGCAAATGTATCTTTAATAAATTTACCTATGCCAAAAGTAACAGCAGCTAAACCAACCACAACTCCAGTTTTTAAAGTTGTAGCTAATGCTCCAAATGATGCTCTTCCCTTAACTGCAGCTGCATCTAAAGACTTCATCCTAGCTGATGCTATAGTTGCTTCTTTACCTAATTTAGTGACTCCTGTTTTAAGTGTATTTACTTTATTTACACCTTTAACATTTGCCATTATGTCCAATTTGACGGCCATGTTATTTTTTATTCCTTAAGTTATAACAATCCTTGTGTTATTTATACTTAGTTAATTATTATTTATTGTTTGAACTTCTACATTATCAAAGTATTTTGAAAATGCTTGTTCTATAAATTTAGTGGGAGCCTGTTGACTATGCCCATTATTTAAAAATTCTATATATTCTGTACCATTAGTTATTATAATCTTTGTTGGCTTATCCTTAGGAGCCAAGATTGAAATACTTGTTGATGTTTCTTTTGCATTAACATATTTTTCAGTATATCCTATATACCAACTATTTCTAGCTATACCCATATCTACAGGGGTTAATAGTTTAACATCGGCTAATGCCATTAATGCTTTTGATCTTAATTCTGTTTCAATACCCTTATTAATAGACTTAGTTAGTTCATTGATACTACTTGTAATTCCAATTACTTTTATACCCATTGTAAACTCCTTTGTTTTATACTATTTTAGTATTGTTTTAGTGGTTGTAGGTGGTGTTCTAAGGGATATCTTAGTACCTGATACCCCATTAGAAACATTATATATTAATTACCTTATTAATCAAGGTTTATTTTATTGGTAGATTTAGACTTTTTTTGTAATTGTGACAAAAAAGCCTTAGCTTTATTAACTTTATTTTCATTATCCTCATGTAAAGATTTTAATGATGGAAAATATTCCTTAAAGTTAATAGGTTTACTACCCTGATAGGTAGTTTGTAATAATAAAGCAGTTCTATGGTCTTCAGCCCAACCTTTAGGCCTTTTATTAAAGTATTCAATCCAGCCCATATATTCACTACTACTCATTGAGTATAGTTCATCCATAGTTATTCTAAGATTAAATGCCATATCATATTCTGCTAATTCTACTTCCCCAGCTTATTACCTTTATCATCTCCAGCACCTAAGCCATTAAATTCTAATATATCATTAGACAATTTAGTTAATGGTTCAATAGGGAATGCTTCAAAATCTTCATCTTTCATACTTTCAGCACCTACAACAGTTGCTCTAAATATCGTAGCTAAAGTTTTAATAGCGTCTACAGTTGTTTCAGTATCAAGTCCTTTTTGCAATTCCTTAACTCCTTTAACTGTAAGTTGTTTAATTACCAAATCTTGATCTAAAAATTTTATTGTTTTAGTTATATCCTTTATCAATATATGTTTCATTATTTTCTTTCCTTTGTATTATTATATAAGTGTTTATTATTAGTTTCGAAATCTTCCATAATTTTTCTTATTTTATGTAAAACATCTAAGGTTTCAAATACTTCT